CTCAGTTACAAAGAAGATGAAGTCACCACTGTATGCACAATGGGGTCCAGCGAAGAAGCGCCCAGCAAAGCTTACGGCTGATGTTCGTGTGTCCGGAGATGTTGATCCATTTTCCGTGGCCATTATCAAGTATCAACAATTAAACCCAACTTTTCTTGATGAGGAACTGGCAGCTGCATGTGTAGCACAATGGTACTCTGAGATGACTGCTAGGCATACAGTTCACGTTTTAGCAGAGGTGTATTCATTTGAGGAATCTATCAAGGGTAGAGATGGAGTAGCGTTTTTCGACTCTATTCCTAGATCAACGTCACCAGGATTTCCTTTTACGCTGGAACGTAGAAGAGGGAAAGGAAAAGAGTTATTCTTTGGAGCGATGGACGAATACGATCTCACTAGTGCTGCTTGTTTAGAATTAAGAGATAGAGTCATTAAACAAATAGAGATGTTGAGGACAGGTAAACAACCAACATATGTTTTTACGGCCACTCTTAAAGATGAGCTACGTACGCATGAGAAAGTTAAAAATTCTGAAACAAGGCTTTTTTTTGCCAGCCCACTTGATTTACTTATTATTATGCGAATGTATTTTCTCGCATTCTTCAGGTGGCTTGCTTTAAATAGAATCCACAACGATATTGCTGTTGGTGTGAATCCGTATAGTATGGAATGGGAAATAGTTGCTAGAAAATTAGGTACCAAGGGCTTAAGATGCGTAGCTGGAGACTACAAATCTTTTGACTGTGAATATCCACTTGAGATGATGATCGCCATCTTGGATCACATGATCCAACCGTTCTATTCAGATGGCGATGTAAATTATCAAGTCAGGAAGATATTACTCACCTCGGTTGTTCGCGCTAGTTATCTCTTCGAAGATATTATCTTCAAATTGATCGATAGTCTTGGATCAGGAGCCGCTGGTACTGCATTCTTCCAGACTCTCAAAAATGGAGTAATGCTTAGGATGGCGTATGTATATGCGCACGATTCGGATTTGAATAAAGTTGTTGATTATTCACAACATGTGTCTCCAATTCTTTTTGGGGATGATCATGTGATCAACGTGTCGGATGAGACATCTGATAAATTCAATTTTGAAACCATCAAGGCTACTATGATGCAAGAATTTCACCAAGGATATACGTCTGATCGTAAATTAGAGGAAAATACACCAAAGTGGCGAAGTTTACCTGAAGTGACTTTTCTCAAGCGAAGTTTCAAATGGTGTCCATTTTTGTCTAGACATGTGGCCCCTCTTGATTTGGGTGTTGTTCTCGAAATTCCTTATTGGACAACGAAAGGTCCTGAACAAGATGCCATTGTTATTTCGAACCTTGACACTACTATAAGTGAGCTTGCAATTCATGGCCAAGAAGTGTATGAGAAATGGGCAATATTGATAGCAGATACTAGTAGTAGGGTCCTTGAATACTCTCCGCCTGTCCATCCTTGGAGGATTCGAATGAGATTAGTCAGTAATACTGATATGCATTTTTAAAATATAGCAATGAAAATTGCACAAAAGAACTAAAAAAAAAAAAAAAAAACACCAAAACGGAAAGGGCCACACCAAGAACACAAAACAATGCGCG